GGTTGCCGTCGTCAGCGTGGTCACCGTGGTGGTCGGGGTCGTTGGCGCGCCACCGTGCCCGGATGTCACCGCAACCCACGTGGTGCCGCCGTCGGTGGACACCTCGACCAGGTAGCTGTCTGCAGTCGGAATGTCGGTCCACATCAGCTGCACCGTCGTCGTCGCGATGGTGCCGACGGTGAGGTTCGATGGGATCGGCAGCGGGTTGGACACCGGCGTCGACCCGAGAGTCGTCTTCTGCTCGTTGAATTCGATCTCGTACAGGTAGTCGTCGTCGTCGCCGGGCAGCGGCGTGCCCATGAAGGCGATCTGCGGCACCATGAACGTGCCGTACTTCATGTCGGCCTGGACCTTCCCATTGGCTTTGCAGCGGAAGATCCGGGCAACGTTATCGCCGCCGCCGTTGGAGATGACCTGGCCTTCCACACGGAAGTAAGGCCGCTGATCGCTGCCCTTCTTGCGGACGACGCGCTTCACGTTCGGCTCGATACCGGACTCGATCAGCTGGCCGCCGGTGATCAGCGACCACGACATCATGTCCAGGCCGCCGGCCTCCAGCGAGCCGTCGACTGTGGCGCCCTTGCCCTGGATCGCCACGGCGGCCTTGTCGTCGCCGTCGAGAGTGTCGTAAGCCTCGGTTTCAGAGAACGCCAGCGTCCGGGCCAGCGGCAGCCGATAGCTGGTGTCGCCCAGAATGGAACCGTCGGTGTCGGTGTAGGGGGTGATCCACAACCGGTGCAGACCGTAGGGCTTGGTATCCGGGTTACCCAGTGATGCAACCATTTACGGAACTTCCTTTCGAAATGTTCGGGCTCCACGGCCTCTGACAATGGGGTCCTTGAATCTCAGCGTCTCTATTAGCACACCGTCAGGTATCGAATACCTGTGCAGGACAACGGTGTTCCCGCCTGTGCACCTCTTGTTCGTGCACTTGATTTCGATCCTGTCGCCGTCGATAACCTTGAAGTGCAGATCACCGCTGGGGCATCTGACCTCAGCAGCGCGCTCGTGGACAGGTTCGGCGGTCACTACCTAGCGATCGACTTTCTCGCCCTTTTCGTTGACCAGTTCGAAACGCTTGCTGTTGGTCTGCAGGTAGTCGAGCTGCTCGGGCGTGAACTGGGTCGCCGGGATCCGCCAGCTGTTCGACAGACTCCATCGGTGCGAGCGCGTCGAGGTGACACCGGCCTGCGCCCACTGCGCAATGCTGATCTCAGCGGTAGTCCCCTCACCCAGCTTGGGCGCACGCTTCTGCAACTCGTCGGCATTCGCGGCGGCATTACGTGGGCCGGTGTAGAGGACGAACTGGCCCTTGTTCGGGTGCGACTCCACCGCGGCGGCCGCCGCAGCTTCCGCGCGGGCTTTGTCCTCATCCGACGCCGCCGGCTGCGCCTGCTCTGCGGGTGCAATCTTGGGTGGTTCCATCGGGGATAACCTTTCGTTGGACGCGCTGATCACGCGTTTACGGTGCAGCTCAACGCCAAATAGGACGCTTGGCGGCAGATCGTTTCGTAGCCTTCGTCGGTCATGTCCATCGAGCGGCCCTCGAACCCGACATAGTCCAGCTGCCGGCCGTCGCCGCCGACCACAGGGGTGTTGTCCTCCACTGCATGGAAGATGACGTCGACCCGGTCCAGGATCGCGTCGACGCGCCCATAGTCGGTCGACAGCTGCTTGGGAATGTGGACGTACAGGTCGAAATGCTGTTCGGCGTTGGCCTGAATGTCTTCGTCGAAATCGGTGTGGCGCCAGCAGATCACGATGAACGCACCCGCGTCGTTGGGGCGCTGCTGGTAGGAAAACTCTGCGACCACCACGAACCCGGCCCCGCCGAGGGTAGCCAAGGTCGCATCATTGCGCAGCAGATCCAGGACAGCGGCGCGCGCCATCTAGTTCTCCCGCAGCGCGGACAGCGTGCCGCGCAGGCTGCGCATCAGCTGCTTACCCATCGCGGCTACGGTCGGCATGATGATCTGGTCCTTGCCGTGGTTGCTGATTTCCAGCCAGATGCCGTAGTCGACACCGTGACTGAACAGAATCGTCTTGTGTGAGCCCGCCAGGCTGGTCGCGGTGAACAGCCCGGCGCGCGCCGCACCCGGAATCCTGTCTTTGCGGTTGCCGGTGTCGTCGCGCCACGGAGCTTTCTCTTTCATCCGCGCTTCGCCCTGCACAGCGGTCAGCGTCATGAACGCGTCGACGACCTTCTCGTAGTCGGGCTTGACGTCGCGGCAGTTGTCGCGCAGCTTGATGGCCCAGGCGCTCAGCTCCGACAGCCGGCCATACGATTTAGCCAACGGAAACCTTCAGGAATCCAGTCACCAGCGCACCCACCTGATAGGCGGCCGAGTAATCGACGCTTTCAACCTGATACTTGGCCATGTCGTCTTCCCACGTGTCGCCGATCTCCACGACCGCGTCGAAGGCGCCCACCATGTCGTACAGGAACTTGCGCACCGTGCCGCCATCAGTGCCGGCGCTCGCAGCGTCGAAGCCCTTTCCGACGCGGCCGGTCTTCGGATTGCTGATCTGGATCAGCGCGAAGATCTGCGGAGCACGTGGCGCCGACGGCGCGTAATCCTTGCCGCCGCCCGGCTTGTCGGTCACAGCGCCCAACGCCGGGATCAGTGCGATCGGCCGGCCGCGCAGTTCCAGAAGCTCACTGACAGCTGCCCGCGCGTCGTCGGTCATGCCGTCGACAGGCGCGCTCACCACCCCACCCGCGGACGTTCGCTGGCGATCAATCCCGGATCGATATGAATGGTGCCGAACCTCTGGCGCCGGGTATGCAACCTGACCGAATCCAGCTCGGCAGGCGTGAACTGCACCAGGCCGCGGGAAGGATCGGGCGACCAAGCCCGGCTAATCGTGACATCCGGAGTCGTCGTGCTCTTCTGAGTCTGCGGACCACCAGGGTTGCGGTACAGGTCCAGAACCTTCTCGCATACAACGGTTTTCACCCGGTTAGGCCGGTCCGGGTCACCGGCCACAACGGAATCAGCGGTGATGTCGTCGAGACTCTTACGCAGAGACGGCACCTGGAACATCAGTTCGCTCTCGACGTCCCCGATGCGCAAGTCGACCCAGGCCAGCCGGTTCGAGGGAATCGTGCCCTCGAACCGGCCGGTCACATCCGCCTGGGTGACGAACTTGCCGTCGGTCATTCGACCGGGACGCCTGCTTCCTCGAGCTCGGCGACGATGCCGGCCTTATCCAGGCCATCGACATCAACACCATGCTCTTCGGCGTAGGCCACCCACTTTTCCTTCGCAGAACCCGGGCCCGCCTGCGGAGGCGGACCATCGCTGGCCGCCGCGCCGCGCGCGTCGGGAACGACGGCGTCGTGATGGATCACCGGCGCAAGGATTCCCTCGTCGTTGAACAGACCCTCACCGCCCTCGAAGCAGTGATCACCCATCGTCTTCGCGGCCCACTCCGGCGGCTCATCCCCGGGCAGAAACACGTGCGTCTGCCCAGAGGTGTCCGTCACGGCGACCGCATACTCGCCGACCTTTTTGCCCATCAGCAGATCTCCCTTTTACGCGACGGTGGCGACGAGGACCTTGCGCGGATCGGCAAGAACCGGCAGAGCCACCGCATCCACGTACGTCGTCTTCTGGTACGGCGGCCGGTCGGCCTTCACGATCATGCCGATCACGTTGGCTGCTGTCTCGACCTGCACGCCGACGTCGATCATCTCGATCACCGTCGTCGGGGTACCCCATGCGGTGAATCCGAGCTGACTCAGATCGGCCGGCAGGAACAGGAACTTGTTCGCCGGGATCGGCCGCACCGTGGCGCCCGAATCGTCCATGAAGAACGAGTCGTACACCGATGCCATCGAGATGGCCGGCAGACCGTAGGAGGCGAACAAGCCGCTGATCTCCTCCAGAGTGACGTGGGTGACGCCGGTCTGAGCACCCTTGATCGAGTTGATCAGCTTGACGTTGGTCTGCAGCTGGCGCGCCGTGGTCAGCGAGCACTTGAACTGCCCCGGACCCATGCCGTTGATCGCCCGGTACACGTCGTACCAGGCGATCAGATCCGTCAGCGGATCCGCGTTCGCCGTGTCCGACCACAGCGTTCCCGCCGTGACCTTCTGATTCGACGGGATCACGTAGTCCAGCTGCTGCTGCACCCCGTTCTCCGAGATGGTGAGCACACCGTCGGTCAGAACGTCGCCCCACGCCATCTCGAGACGGTTGTAGGTGTAGCGGGTCAGGTTGTCCAGGTCGTCGTAGATCGCGTCGACCAGGATCGACTGGATCGTGCCGCCGTACTTCTTGTACTCGATCTGGCGGCGCTCGTACTCACCGACCGACAGTTGGCCGCCGAGCGGGAGCATCTTGACCCGCTTCTCCGACCCGGTATCGCGCGGCGCGATCCAGAAGTTGCCGTCCCAGGTGCGGAACTGCGCAAACCGGTTCGTCTTCGTGATCGTCGCGAAGTCGATCTCGTCGGTGCCGTACTCCCGCCGCGGAAATGCCTGCAGCAGATCCGTATTCGACGGCAGTGGGATGCCTTGTGTGTAGGTGATCACATCTTCGAGGGGCAGAGGCCCGTCAAGAACAAGAGTCATGTTTCAGTTCTCCCTTACGCCTCGAACCGGACCTGGGCAAGCGCGGCCTTGGCGGCGATAAGACTGTTCGCCGCAGTGACCGTGCCTGTGTTCGACGTGCCATCCAGCGCGCCCTTCGTGCCGCTTCCTGTTGCGAACGGCAGCTTCCCCACCGACACCAACGCGTCGTACACGACGGCGCTGATACCGACCTTGGCGGCCGTGGTGCCGTCCTGGCGCACGAAACGCGCATCGCCGTAGGTGATGCCATACGGCGTCTGCGTGCCATCCGTGGCCGCGGCGTCGTACGGCCCGAACAGGCCCGTTGCGGTCACCTTGCCGATCACGGTGCCCGATGGCAGGTAGCCATTGGGGTAATGCGTTCCTGAGGTGAACTTCGACGGATCGAGAGTCACTCCCAACTTGACGTCCGGCTCGGCCAACAGCCATCGCCGGTCGTCAACCTGATACGACCTCGTCTGCATCGAGATGTCTGTTGACATGCCGTGCTCCTTACTTGGTGGTTACTTGGGTGTGATGCCGTGTCGTTTCGCGAGTGCGGCCCTGCCGGTCTCGCCGGGGCGTATTGGCGCTCCTGTGCCGCCGCTCTGCTGTCCCCAGGCCGGAGCTGCTGGCTGCCCGTTTCCGGGCGGCTGCTGCTGGCCCTGGCCACCGACGCCGAACGCGGCCGTCAGATGGCCCATCACCTTTTCCTGGTCGATTTCACCGTTTTCGTTGGCGAATGCGGCCGGATTCATACCCGACAGCCACGCATTGAGCTGGTCACCTTTGAGCACATCGGACGCGATGGCCCGCAGTTGCGCGGTCTGCAATTTCGGGCGCCAATCCGCGTCCGCCGCGTCGCGCGCAGCCTTTTCGGCGTCCTTGACCGCCTTCTGGTCAGCGGTCAGCTGGGCCCGGTCGACCTCCTCGAGACGCTGCTGCATCTCCTGGACCTGTTGAGGTGTAACACCTTTGAACGCGGCCAGTTTGTTGTCGGTCTGCCGGTTCTGATACCGGTAGTACGCGGCCTGCTGATCGACAGTCATGTCCTTGACGGGCGTGTTCTCCGGAAAACCCTTATCGGGCGGATCCGGTGGCGCCGGAGGACTGGCTGGCGGTGTCGGCTTCGGTGGATCAACCGGAGGCGCCGGCGGGTTGGCCGGAGGATTCGCCGGATCACCGAGTGGCTGTGATCCGCCCATAACGGGAAAGATCGGGTGACCACCCTTGAGGAAACCGATGGCTTGCAGACCTGATGTTGGGTGAAAAGGTAAAGGAGACAATTCAACTCCCATATCGGGTGAGGTTGGCGCCCATAACGGGCCAAGCCGACCAACGACTGGCCGGAAGAATGTGCGGCGAATTATTCGCCGTCGAGCTGCGTGCGCAGCTTCGCAAGCAACTTCAAGTGGTAGGCGATCTTCGGCGAATCCTCGGAAACGCCCTCGGAACGCATCTTCGCCAAGTTGTCCTCGAGCACGCCGATCTGGTGCTTGGCGACATCGGCCTGCGCAGGCTGATCAGACAGCAGCGCCGTGCCGCCGACACGGACCTTCGACTTCTGAGTACGCGGCTTGTACTTCGACTGCGGCACCAACACCGGGCCGAGCTCGCCGTGCTCATCGATCTGATACCGGGTGCGCTTGAGGTGCGCCACCGACGTCCCGCCGCCCTCTTTGTACAGCTGGCTCAGGTCGACGGCGTTCAGATCATCGGCCGGGTCGAAGTCCTCGGTCACCGCGGCGATCGTGCACTTGCAGTTCGCGTGGATCGGCATCAGCTGCGCGACGTGGTAGATCCGGTCCGACGCTGCGATGCACATCCCACACGTGCCGCCGCGGGATCGTTCCGGATGGATGACGCGGCGGTAACCGATCACCTTTGTGCCGCTGCGCGTCGCACCCGTGTCGAGGTCGACGGCCTGGACGAGTACCTGCTGCTGCGCGAGGCGCTGAGCGAGCATCAGGTTGTCGTCGACCAGGCTGTCGATGCGCTGGTCAGCTTGTGCGGCAGGATCGGTTGCGTCCTGCGACTTCGCGTACCGGTATGCCTCAGCTGGCCGCTCGAAGACGCTCTGGGTGGTCATGTCGGCCTTCGACACTTTCGCTGGCGCGCTCGGGCCCGCATAGTCGACACTCACTGCGTGCTGCTTCAGGACGAGCTGGCCGCGCTTGATCACCGTGCTGGCTGCTCGCACGTTAATCGGGTTGGACGGTGACGCGTTCACGACGACGCCGGCTGCGGCGAGCTGCTGCGCCTGCCCCGCCGCTGCCACTCGGGTGGCCGCGGTCTGCGCGGATTCCATGATCACCGCGGCCTGCTCGGCGAATACCTGCACCTGCTTGGCGTCGTACGGGTTCACCGCCGCCCACAGGTGTCGAATCGCGGTCTTCGCCCACGCCGCGGCGTTCTCACGAGAAGCGATGATCTGCTCGGCCATGTTCGCCACCGTCGCGACAGGATCCGGTGCCGTGTTACGCGCGCCGTGGATGGCCACAGCGGCAGCCGTAGCCTGCTCGTAGCTCAGCGGTGGACTAAGCGGCGTTGTCATTGGCCGCCGGTGCCTGTACCGGCGCAGGCGGTTCGTCTACCGGCGCAGGCGTGGGCGGAGGCGTGGGCGACGTGGACGGGTTCGCCGGATTCAGCGGCAATCCCATCAGCGCATCGGTGGTCAAACGCGTCATGTTCTGCTTCGTCTCATCCGGCGACAGATCCCAGATCCGCTCGCAACGATCCTCAGTCGACAACGTTCCCTGCGCCTGAGCCGACGCCGAACCCATCTCAGCCAGCGTGTGGAACTCGATCGGCCCCCAGTGCAACTTCATCTTCCGGCCACGATCCTGGGCCCCCGACATCGCGAATGTCATCCGCCACAACAGCTTCAACGGCGGCGTGAACCGCGCACGCCGATCCCGCACCTTCGCCGTCAACGCCTCACGCAACAGACCCGCACCCTGCGCCGAACCGTTCGCGGCATCCGGGGTGATCAGGTGCAGCGGCGTTGACGTTACGGCTGCGAATTCTTTGATGTCGTCGCGCTTACCGTTCAGTATCGGGCTGAAGTCGGTCTGCTGGGACTCCCAGATCTTGAAATCGGCCGGGATCTGCCACATCTCGCCCGGGCCGGCGCGGAACACCTTGTTCAGATCAACCGGGGGCGCCTGCTTCTCCGGGCTGTCGGTGTCCTCATCGTCCTCATCGCCGACCAAGCCGCGCTGCCGCAACGCCTGATACCAGAACCCGATGATCCGCTGCAGGGTGACGTCGTTGATCCGGTCCAGCAGGTCGATGTGGGGCTCGTACTCGCCGAGGCCGTTCAGATTGTCGAACCGTACGATCGGGATGCCGCCGAATGCGTCCAAGCCGGTGATCCGCTCGGGCTTATCGTCGGCGAGATTCCACGTCGCCACGCCGCGGTCCCAATTCAGCGTCCACTTCCATCCCGGTAGGAAGAGAAATGCTGTGTGTGAACCGAGCATCGGGTCGTACTGGTGAACGACGGCGGCCGCCAGGCGAATCGGATTGTTCAAGTCGGGGATGCCGATGCAGCGCCGCGGATCGATCGCATGAATCGACGGGCATGGTTTTCCGGTCGACTCCAGCGGCTCGCTTTGGCCTTCAACACCAGGCACGACCATCGCGTAGGACTCGCCCATCGACAGACCCTGGTCAAACCAGTCCTTGCTGACTGCCACGAACCCGGTCTCGTCCATGATATCGGCGGCCAGATCATCGCCATCGGTGTCCTGATCGACAAGCGTCGAAATGTCCTGCAACTCAAGACGATCCAACATCGCCGCGATACACATCGGCGCATAATTCGACCGTGCCTTACGAAGCACATGCCGGAACACTTCGTGGTACTCCTGCTTGATCTGCGGCAGCGGAGGATCACCCGTGCGATAAGACCACAACGTATCCAGATACCGGTTACGCGGCGTCCAATACCGCGCAATACCCATCTGCGATGTGTCCGCAGTACGCGAATCGACAATCGTCGACGGGCGCTGCAGTCGATCACACCACGGCCGCCCAGACGGCTGATGGAACATGCCGTTGATCCGCGCGAACCAATCCTCGGGCTGCAGCTGCGACCTCGATGTCGCGGTCAGTAAGCCAGAATCTACTGAGGCGAAGGTGGCGGGACTGGTCAAATCGTCACACCCCTTCTATCGGATCTGCTTGAACACACGTCTCTTCGGCTTCGGTAACTTCCCCAACACATCCATCCGGGCCTGCCACGACAGCACCGCGGCCATGCAGGCATCCATCTTGCGTTCGGGATGCAGTTTGGTCAGGATCCAGACCTTGCGGCCGGTCTCGTCCTCGGCAGTCAGGTTCGTATCGCGCCGGCCCGCGTTACCGACATGCCGGCTCAGATCGTCGGCATGTTCGTGCCCAAGGCTGAAACCGATGCTGCCTGAGGCGATCGCGTCCTCGAACGCCAAGTTCGACTTGTGGATTCGACGTTTCTGGTTCGTCCAGAACTCTTCGACGACGTCCGGGTGGTGCGCGGCCCAGTCGCCGATCGTGTAGTTCCAGTACGGCGGGTCGGCGTACATCTTGAGCACCCGGTACCGCTTGAACAGTTCCTTGCGCTTCTCGTTGACCTCGAGCTCGTCGACTTCCCAGTCGTCCGGGTCGTCGATGTGCTTCTCCCACAGCCCTTCGAGCTGCTGCAGCCCCGTTTTGACGTCGGTGACGACGAACGCTGTCGCGTCGTGCATGCGGGCGCCGTCGAACCCGATCGTCACGAAAGCCCGATCCTTGATCACCTCGTCGCGGCCGAGCTCCTCGGTCCACCGGGTGATGTCGAACGCCTGGGCGCCCTGCTGGGTCCACCGGTTCGTCCACACCCGCTCGAGGTATGTCTTGTCGGCCTTCGGCCGGTCCCACCGCGACGCGATGCTCTCGATATCGGTACGCGCCGCCAGCTGCGGCCCCGATGCTTCGATGATTGCCTGGCAACGTTCCTCGAAACTGTTCATGTCCCACCGGTCGGACGCCTGGCGGTGGAAGTAGAACAGTGATGGCCGCTCAACCTCGCCGCGCGCGGTCGCCTCGGCCTCGAAATGATCGTCCTCGGCCTGCGACTGCTTACCCGGTTCGCCGGCCGTCGTCGTCGACATTGACCACGGATCCTGCGCATACCGCTTACCGAGGTTCGACTCCATCGTCTGGATCGCCTCTTTGTGATTCGGCAACCAGAGGCGGTGCGTCTCGTCGTAGCCCTGCCACGTCGTGCGGCCGCCGTCATTGGAGTCCGGAGCCGAAGCGACCGGCTTGCAGATTCCATCGGCCTTGCCGTTGTCGCCGATCCGGATGATCCGGTCCAGCGTCGCATCGAACCGGTCGGCGTCCGGGCATAGCTCGCATATCGTCTTAAGGGCGCCGTATGCCAGGTCCGACACCTGCTTCTCGGTGTTCGCCAGCAGCGGCATGAACGGATCCACGACCGGGCGGCCCTGCTTCAGGGTGCCGTCCTTGTTGAAGCCGTTGAAGCGCACCGGAGCATCGGGGTGCAGCTCGAGGAACCCGACGAAGGCCATCCCCTCGGTCTTCGCCGCGCCTTTGCGGACCGATGCGATGCATCGCTCGTACCGCCGGCGTCCGGCCTTCGGGTGACCCATCGGCCACAACTCGTACGCCCGCCACAGCCAATATTCCCAGTCCTCGTCCAACTGGACCGGTTGCCCCTTCAAGTCGCCCGGGCCGTGCACGGCGCGTTCCTTCAGGAACTCGACGAGCTGCCCGCCGAGAGTCGGGAGGGGCTCCTCGCTGTCGGGCGGAACGATGAGTTCCACGCCGAACTCAGCTCACGACTTGAAGGCGGCGCTTTCGAGGATCGGCGTCTGCGACCACAGCCGCCTTCTTCGCCGGGGCCTTACGAGATCCGCTCGAACCGGTTTCCGGCTTCTCGTCCGGATCAGGAAGATCCCACCCAAGCCTGTTACGGGCCATCGGCGTCAACCCACACTGATCGAACAGCGACCGAATCTGAGCCGCCGTCTGATTCCGCGTGGACGCACTCGTCTCCGGATCCCAGAACTGCTGCTGCAGCCGGGCCGCCAAGAACATCGCATCGCGATCAGCATCAGCCCACATCGCCGCCATCGGCGACGACCACGCCCGCGTCCACCAATCCCGAACCTGCGGATACCACCGCGGACCCTTCGGCAAGGCCGGAACCTGTCCACGCTTCGGTGCCTTCAGCACCGTCTTCGCCGGCGGCTTATTCCGACGAGCAAGCAGCGACGGATCCTTCTTCATCGGTCCAGGCATGTGCGGGCTCCTATATCAGGAAAGGTGCAGTCCCATAACGGGATTCAAAACTGTGCTCTCAGGCCCAAAGCCGTAGCGGCGCAGGCCATTTAGCGCCTCGTATGGCGCCGGATTCGGAACCCATACCTTTTTGCCGGATCTCGTACGGGAGGGATTTCACA